AGGGTTTGCAGCCGATCAGGAACGCTGGCAACTTTGATGTTGCTCAACTTGTTCTTGGGGATATGCGCAATAACATCAAGCGAGCGTTGTACAACGACATGCTTGGCGACCCCAACAAAACACCCGCTAGCGCAACTGAAGTGGCAGAACGCATGGCTGACCTGTCCAGACGGATTGGTTCTGCCTTTGGTCGTCTGCAAGCAGAGATGGTGCAACCAATCTTGCAGCGGGTAGTTTATATTTTAAAGAAGCAGGGCCGCATTGATTTGCCTACAATCAATGGGCGCGAAGTAAAGATTCGTTCTGTATCACCACTTGCACAAGCGCAAGCTAATCAAGATATATCATCTATATCTCGTTACTTGCAGTTGGTTGGTGGTACGTTTGGGCCAGAGATTCTCAACCTACTTGTAAGCTCAGAAGATGTTGCGGTGCATCTTGCTAAGAAGTTTGGTGTGCCTGATACTCTTGTACGAGATAAAGTGGATCGTGAAGAGTTGATTGCAGCTGCACAACAAATGAGACAGCAACAAATGCAACAACAACAGATGATGCAAGGACAGGATGTCTAATCAATTAGGTATTGATAATTTTCCTCGTACCAAACAAAACGATGAAAAACTATCCAAGGATATAAGAGCGTTGTTTCGCACCCCTAATGGACAGGAGGTGTTAAAGTATTTACGCTCTATTACCATTGAAGCAGTCACAGGGCCAGCCGCTTCTGATGCTGAGTTACGGCATCTTGAGGGGCAGCGGTATTTAGTCGGCCTCATTGAGAGGCGTATTAAACACGCAGAAAAGGTAGAAAAAAATGGAACAAACAGATAATGTCGAAGTAGCTGCGGCTACAGAAGCACCTGTATCCGATAGACCTGAGTGGCTTCCTGAGAAGTTTAAAACACCAGAGGATATGGCTTCATCATATTCAGAGCTAGAATCTAAGCTAGGTCAGGGTGAACAGGCTTTAAGGGATAAAATTGTACAAGAGCTTGAGGAAGAAGCATACTCAAGCAGACCAGCTACAGCTGGTGACTACGGTATTCCAGAAGCTATTGATCCAGAGCTTGCAACTGACAATGCACTATTTCAGTGGTGGGCTAATCATGCATATGAAAATGGATATAGTCAGGAAGAGTTTGAGGATGGCATCAACCAGTATGCTGCTGCTCTTGAGGCTATGCAGCCTGATCTTGATGCTGAACGTCAGCTTCTTGGTGATAATGCTGATGCTAGGATTGAGGCTGTTGACCTTTGGTCAAAAAAGTTTTTCCCGGCAGAGTTTGAAGAAGTTGTTGTTACGATTGGCCAGTCTGCCAAAGGCATTGAGGCGTTAGAGTTTCTTATGTCTCAGATGCAGGCGTCTTCTGTATCATCAGAGGGGCAGCCAGTTGGTCGCACATCAGAAGCTGATTTGCGTTCAATGATGCAAGACCCACGTTACTGGAACCCTGTCAAGAGAGATGCTGCATATGTCAAGCAAGTTGAAGAGGGTTTTTCCCAACTCTATAGGTAATATCTACCATCAGGCAGATGGTGTAAAAATTGTGAAGGCAACCAGCGAACACGCTGGTTATCTTCAACATCGTTTACGTCCTACTGACATTCGTGAATGCATGATAAGTGGAGCGTCCCCTTGGGCGGCGCTTCACATGCCTCTTGCTGATAATAGCGGCAAGACTTGGACTATACTTATTAATGATGAGCCAGCATGTATGTATGGTGTGTCTGGAATATCAGATGAGGATGATTTGTATAGTGCTGTTATCTGGCTTCTTGGCAGTGATTTAATTGATAAAGAGTGGCGTAAGTTCCTTAGAGTTACTCGTCAAATCGTAGATCACCTTCAAGATCAGTATGATATATTAGAAAATGTTGTGCCAATAGATCACAAAAAAACTATTAAGTGGTTGAATTGGCTAGGTTTTATGTTTGCACATAAACCCACTGTTATTAATGGCTTCTCATGTGTGCGTTTTGTGCGTTGCAATCACGCTATAGAAGTGAGATTTGAGTAGTATTACGGCCTGTTTTAATCTGACAGCCCCTTATGGGACAACTGGATGAGGAACGAAACGGACAACCGTTGGTGTAGTGAAACTTTTTTATAAGGACTGAAATAATGGCGAATACAATCGATCAAGCCTTTATCAAGCAGTTCGAGACTGAAGTTCACATGGCTTATCAGCGCATGGGTTCAAAACTCCGTAACACTGTACGCACCGCTGGTAATGTTCGTGGTTCTGTTGTTCGGTTCCAGAAGATTGGTTCTGGTTCTGCCAACACAAAGTCTCGTAACGGCAACGTAACTCCAATGGAACTGGCGCATACAAACGTAGAAGCTACAATGGCTGACTACTATGCACCAGAGTACATCGATAAACTCGATGAACTGAAGACCAACATCGATGAGCGTCAAGCTGTAGCACAATCAGCTGCTGCTGCCTTGGGTCGCAAAACTGATGAAATCCTGTACACAGCTATGGACGCTGGTGCAAATGCAACTCAGATTGCAACAACTGGTGCTGCTCTTGTTAAGGCAGACTTGTTGACACTCTTTGAAACATTCGGTTCTGCCGATATTCCAGAAGATGGTCAGCGTTATCTTGCTATGCATCCAAAAGGATACGCAGATTTGTTCCTGATTGATGAGTTTGCCTCATCAGATTATGTTGGTGAACAGAATCTGCCATTCGCTGGCGGCATGACAATGAAAGAGTTCTTGGGCTTCAAGATTTTCTCAACATCAGCAATTACAGCTGGTAAGAATATGGCTTACCACTCAACTGCTGTTGGTCTTGGCATCAACTCTGATGTTCAGACAGAGATCAACTATGTTCCTGAGAAAGCTGCTCACCTTGCAACTTCAATGATGTCCATGGGTGCTGTTGTTATTGATGACAACGGTGTCTATGAAGTCCTTGACAACAACTAAGAAGGAGTAAGGAATAATGGCTTTTAATGCAGCGAATCTTACTCGCATCGGTGGCGCATCAAATGGCGATCTGTGGTTCTACACTTCAGCTGATGCCATTGCTACTGTAAACACATCTGGCTACTTTAATGATGCATCGAACATGCTTGCAGTTCGCGATGTCATTATTGTTGTAGACACAAACACACCAACCACTAGCTTTGTTAATGTTCTTTCAAATGCTAGCGGTGTCGTTGACGTTTCTGATGGCACAGCCATCGCCGAAACTGACACTGACTAATAGGAGTGGGGGGCTTCGGCCCCCCATTACGCAATGCCAAGTGTAGCTAATTCAGATATTGATATTGCATCTCGCGGCCTGATCCTGATTGGAGCAGAGCCGATTACATCTTTTACAGCAACCAGTACAGAAGCTACTGTTGCTAATGCTATCTATGAAGATGTTGTAAGAACGATTATGTGTTCTAGCCGTTGGCGTTTTTGTACAAAACAGGCTGAACTTAATTTATTAACTAATGCTCCTACAGGAAGATATGATACTGCTCATCAACTTCCTTCTGATTTATTAATGCTTCATGCTGTTACTGTTAATGATGCAATTATTGAATACAATATTTATGCAGATAAAGTATTTAGCAACTCATCACAAACCGATTCGTTGATTGCTGATTATACATTTAGAGCTTTGGAGCCTGATTTCCCATCTTACTTTACACTTGCTGTTGAGTTTTCTTTGGGTGCTTCATTTGCTTTGTCTATTGCAAGAGATGAACAACTGTCAGCTTTATTAGAACGTAAGGGCGCTGAGTTACTACAGCAAGCAAAGACGTTAGACAGCCAGCAGCAAACAACCCGCAAACTGGTAACATCGAGGTTTATTACTGAAAGGCGAAGTTAATGGCGAGGATTAGAGTACCGCTGAATAACTTTGTCTTTGGCGAAATCAATCCATCGTTGACCAGCCGCATCGATTCAGCTGTTTACAATCAAGCTGGACAATCAGTTAAGAACGTATTTATCCGTGCCGAGGGTGGTGTTATTAATCGTCCCGGCACTGAGCGTTTGTATAACTTCTCTCATACATATGATGACACATTAAGGCAGCAGATACGTCTTGAGCCATTTGTTTTTTCAAGTGATGAGAAGTATGTTGTTGCGTTTAGTTCTGGTCAGATTGATATATTCCGCATCAACACAGACGGCACTTACAATTCCAAAGTAGCTACTATTACACAAGATGTTGATGCTAATTCTTTACCAATTGATAACACTAACCTAACTCAGTTTACATATGCGCAGCAGGGTGACTTTATGTTTATTGCGCATAATGACTTTATGCCGCTTGAGTTGGTGCGCACAGGACTAACCAGCTTTGAAGTCCGTGTGTTTTCTTTTGACACATCAGCTGATGGCAATCGCATCCTTCAGCCTTATTATAACTTTCAAGGTACTGGTGTTAGTATAACCCCTTCAGCTACATCAGGCACAGGAGTTACTGTTACCACAAGCAGCGCCTATTTTGATGCTGGTATGGTGGGGTCAAGTCTTCTGATACATGAGACACAAGTTGATATTACCGCTGTTACAAGCAGCACCACTGCTACCGTTGATATTCAAGGCACTATTCAGCAGCAGCTAGATTTTGATTCTCTCAATACTACTGAGGGTTCTGATAAGGTGCGTGTGATCATGCCGCATCATGGCCTGTCCACTGGTGATACTATTGTTATTAGCAATGCTGGTGCATTGGGCGGTATCAATAATGGTAACATTAATGGCAGCAGAGTTATTTATAGTGTCATTGATGCAAATACATTTTTATATACAGCTGGCGGGGCTGCTTCGTCTACAGCGACTGGTGGCGGCACACCAATCATCTCAAGCACGGCTGGCACTACAGAATGGTATGAGCAATCTTATAGTGCGTATCGTGGCTTTCCGGCTGCTATTACGTTTCACGAGAATCGTTTGTGGTTTGGCGGCACACCTTCGCAGCCTAGTGGAATATGGGCATCTGCATCTGGTGACTTCTTTAACTTTGATGTTGGGGAAGGTGAAGATTTTGATGCCATTGATCTTGAGGTATCTGTAGGTGTTACTAACTTTATTAGGCATCTCGTATCTAATAGAGACTTGCAAGTGTTTGCTAACCAAGGCGAGTTTTATCTTCCAGCATTCCAAGATCAACCTATTACCGCATCTATTGCCAAGGTGTCGGAGCAGACACCGTTTGGTACTGGCTATGTTAGGCCGCTTTCATTAGATGGCGGTACATTGTTTGTACAGGCTACAGGCACAGCTGTAAGGGAATACATCTTCAATGATACTGAAGGTGCATATACTACAAACATGGTATCAATACTTTCATCTCATTTGATATCAAATCCAATACAGTTGACATCTGTTAAAGGTTCTCTTGACCGTCCGGGCGCATATGCATTCTTTCTGATGGACAATGGCGAGGTAGCTGTATTCTACAGCATACGAGCAGAGAAACGTGCTGGGTGGATGCGTTGGACTACTGAAGGTAGGTTCCATTCTGTGTGTGCAGTTGATGAGCAGTTGTTTACTGTATCAGTTAGGGATGACGGATCAGGTACAAATAAGCTATTCTTAGAGCAGTTTAACAAAGACCTTAACATGGACTTCAGTGATGATTTTACTGGTACTGCTGGTGTTTTCGATGTGTCTGCACATTTTTCTAACGGTGCTGTTGTAGATGTTGTAGATGGAACTGAGTATCTTGGTCAGTTTACAGTTGCTGGCGGCAATGTTGATGTTAGTGCTGTGAAGCTATCTACGGCTGCTCAGATTGGTTATAAGTTTGTTCCTGAGTTGACGACTATGCCAATTGATGGTCAGGTGCCGGGAGGCCCACTGACAGGCAGACCTCGTAAGATTACTAATGTTGTGCTTGATGTTAAGGATACATTGAGCATATCAGTAAACGGAACGAATATGATCATTCGGAATGTGAACTTTAATCCGGCGCAGCCTCGCATTCCATTTACTGGTAAGAAAGAATTTAGGGTGTTGGGTTATAGCAAAGACCCAATTGTTACAATCTCTCAGATAGCACCACTTGATATGCAGCTGAATGGCATGGTGGTGGAGGTGGCATTCTAATGGCTAGTCCTTGGTTGTATGCTTTATTAGCTGCTGGCACAGCTATGGAAATTACTGGTTATCAGCAAGCAGCTGATGCAGAACGTGTTCGGCAAGAAGAAAGAGCTAGACAAGCTAGAGAAAACAAAGAAATGGTTGCTTTGCAAGCAGAGCGACAGTCTACAGCAAGGTCAAAGGCTTACACATCATTTCTTAAAAACTCATCTGCTATTGCTGGTTTTAATAGACGAGGTGATGATCGTTCACTAAAAGCTATTCAAAAAGCTGGCAGGGAAAAAACAGAGGCTGAGTTGTCAGCAATTCGTCTACAAAGTCTATTTACTAGGGGAAGGCTTGAGACGCAAGCTAGGTTTGCGCAGCTTGAAGGGCAGTGGGCAGCTGATCAGGCCTTAATGCAACAGATGAGTTCTGTTATTGGCAACGGCTATGAAGCCGGAAAATTAATGAGTGGTCCATAACATGGCAAAGATTGAAGTATTAAAAGGTTCTCAAACCACCATTGGCCCTATTGGTATTGTTGATATGGGGAGAGGTGGCGTTGCCATGGGTCAAGCTATTGCTGATTCTGGTAGGCGTATTTTTGAAGCTGCTTACAAATACGGATATGAAAAGGAAGCGGAAAAAGGCGAGGAGGAAGCTCGTCTTGCAGCTATTAGTGCAAGAGATCCAAATACAAACATGCTTGTGTTTCCAGATGCTCCTGATGGAATGTCTCGCGTTGCGCAACAGCATTACGACAAGATTGCTTACAAAAGATATTCTGATGCTTTAGAGCTTGATCTGAAATCAACAGCAATGGAGACTGCCTCTCGTTATAAAGGTGATCCAGAGGGGTTTCAAAAGGAGTTTGGAAATTATATAGATAAAGCTGTAGCTGGGTCAGGTAAGTTTGCTGGCTTGGTTGAATCAGCTGGGGCTATTACATCAAAACAGTTTGCAATGTCTTTGCAAAAGGAAGCTGTGGAAATACAAGATGAGATAGCCTATCAAAACGCCATAGCTGTTAAAGGGCAAAAACTTTCAGACATAGAATCTATGTCTTCAGCTGGTGCTAATAACACTGCCAAAGCTACAGCAACAGCAGAGCTTGAATCTTTAATTGGTATGCGTGGTGAGTATGCCAAGAAGATGCCTGACGCTTATGAAGAAACGTATACCAACAAAGTTAGAGTCGCTCTTATGGGTGGGCAGTTGAGGCAAATGTCTTCCGCCTTATCTGCATTGGTTGATGATGAAACAAAATCTGTTGCTTTAAATCAGATGGTTGTCGCTCTTAGAGAGGGCAACATGAAATCTGTCCCTCCTGAAATGCAATCTTTGTTAAAGCAAGTTGGATTTGATGATAAGTGGTTTGAGCAGAAACTAACGCTTAGAACTCCTGATGGTAAAGTTTATAATACTATTACCCTTTCCGATGGAGTTACGCAGCAACTTTCAAATACAGTATCTAATTTGCAAGGTACTGTGGCAGAACTTATTGGTCAGCAGCGTGAATCTGAAAACATTGCCGCTATTGGTGGCAAGCTAGAAACCACTGGCAATATATCATCTGGCGAATCTGAAAAGTTATTAGATGCAGCTGGCATTAAATCATTTACTGATTTGATGAACCAACTTCCCAACTTATTTAACCCACCAGAAGATGCATCTGTACGCGCATCATGGGATGATAAGTATGCGCCTGTAATGAATGTTCTTATAAGGAACAGAGGGCCGCTGCCTCCACAAGTTACGCAAATGTTTGAGAGTGTAGATTCTATGCCAGCAAGTCAAATTAATCTTGCTGCTGATTTATACCAACAGGTAACTCGGTTCCAAAGTCCACTTGGTTTCACAGAAACAGCTAGTCGTGGCATCAATGAGAAAACAGTTGCAATTATGGAATCTGTTGTAGCCATTAGAGATTTGCTTGGCACAGATGTTATGCCAGAAATTTTTAACCAGATTAGAGAAACTGATAAGTTTTCTAATGAAGAAAAGGTTAACATCCTTCGCCGCAAGTTAGATCAGGATGGCGGCACAAAATCTAGTTTAATAAGCGATTATGTCAGCAATGGTGTTGGCAAGGGTAAAAGTGAAGACGAAAGAAAGTTCTACCGTAGTGTAGCTGAATCTTTGTTGTTAGTAATGGATGCTCCTAGAGTTGACAGAATATTAGAAGCTGCGGCTGATAAAGTATTTAAAGAAAGCTCCTTAATACATAGCAGCCTTGGCAGAACTAGATATGCACCAGAAAGAGCGTATCCAGACGACCTTACATTTAATGACTTTATGTTTGCTGCTGATGCCAAGCTGTCCTTGGTAAACCCAGAGTTAAAGCTAGGCAAGGATACATTCCTTGTTCCAGATCGGCGTGAAAGCACAGCTTTGCCTGTTTACTACTTTGTGGATAGTGATAAACGAATGATTGTTCACAATGGCAAGCCTTTGCAAATTGGCAGTCAGTATGTAGTTCAAAGGAACTCTGAACGTACAAACAAAAGCAAAGCCGAAATTAGGGCAGCTGCTAGAGCGCGGCGTGAAGCTATTGTGGAAAGACAGAAGATGGTTGATGAGGTGCTTGGTGTTGGGCCAGCTAAAGCCATCAATATTAAAATGCAAAATCTAGGTGGTTAGCAATGTTGTATGAAGATGTTGGGCGTAGAGACCTTTTCATATCTTTGCCAGCAGCTATTAGTGAAGAAACTCCTGTTGGTTGGTGGGAGGGTTATAAAGCTAATGTCGCCTACAACAACATGCCCTTGATAGAGCATGTTGAAGAACAGTTTCGTTTTGCTGATCAAGAGTTTGACCCTGACTTTGATGTTGTCTCTCATATACCTGACGAGCTTCTTCCCTACTATGATGACTTGGTTAAAGCAAAGAATGCTGAACACTATGAGTTTCTACAAGAACGTGCATTTACTGCAATTGAGCGTAGGCGTGTAGCAGCGGAGGCTGGCATTACAGCGCAGCTGGCTGGTGGTATTACTGACCCACTTGCGCTTGTTTCATTAATACCCGGATTGCAGTTTATCAAAGCTGGTCAGACCTTCGGTCAGGCGGTGATAAGGGGTGCTGGCGCTGGTCTGACCTTTGGTCTAGCATCTGAAGCTAGACGCGCACCTTTTGCTGTGGCTGATGAGCCATATGAAGCTGCTAGCAACATTGTCATGTCAACAGCGTTGTCAGCTGGGTTTGGTGGACTGATGAGGGCAGCACCCTACACCAAACCATTCTTTCAAAGCACTGCTTCTAAGATGGGTAGGTTGTACCGTGGCGAGAAGTTTAAGCATGTTTGGGTTGATGATGCCACCAATCTTGATGATGGCTATACAGCAGGCTCTGGCGGCGATTTTGACACCACTCAAGTAAACTGGATGGGCAGTCCATCGCAACGTGCCATGCAACGTGGCGATTTGCCTGATGAAGTAAAAGAATATTATGCATTGCTTTCTTATAATGGTGCAGTGTCTACTCAAGGCGCACGGCAAGGCAGAGCCTTTCAATCTGTAGCACAAGAAGCACAAACATTTATTGGTCAGTTTGAACGTGTCAATCAAACGATGCGCGATCTTCATTCGCAACAAGTTCGCGGCATTGCCAAGGCTGCTAGGGTAGGTAGTATTTACAACCCTATGAGTGGTTTTGATGATTGGTCTAAAGATACTATTCGTAGATATATTCTGTCTAATTCGACTGACCCTAGGCTGCGTAGGCTTGGTCAAGATGGTATAACAGATCAGCAAAAAGAAGCTGGTGTGCTTCTTGGTGATTTGTTTAAGTCATTTTCTGATGACATGCATTACACTGGGCTTGTTAAAAATAACGAGCGTTTGGGCAAAATCATAACAAAGAATCAAGCTGAGTTAGATAAAGTTACACAGAAGCTAGCTGATCTTGAAGACAGTATAAAGAAAGGCGGCGGTGCCACAAAAAAGCAATCAGCCTTTCGTGATGCATTAGACAATCGGCAAAACACATTGCGTGATCGTATTGACTTCTACGAATCACAGATTGACAAGCCTCTACGTTCAAACTTTGTATTTCCTATATTCTATGACAAAGGCAAGCTGGCCCTTGATGAGCCACGGTTTGCTCTTACCAATATATTTGCTGATGATTATAAAATGCAGCGTTTAGCTAATGGAGAAGATGCTGATGACTTCCTCGCATTTTCTGATGCTGAACGCACTTTGTCTCGCATTATGCAAGAAGATGGTGATGAGATGGAAAACATTCTGCGCAGCGCAGACAAAGCTGGCAGAGCCAAACATCTTAAACAACGCAAGACTAACATCGATGTTGCCAAGGTTGTTGACTATATCCATGCAGATATGGAAGCCCTCTACACATATATAGACCGTATGGGGCGTCAGATTTCTTTTGCTAATAAGTTTGGTGGCAGAAACATTGATGAAGTGTTGGAAGATTTAGATGACGCTTTAATGCGGGCTGGCAAAAATCCAAAGGAGCGCAGCCGCTTACTTGCTGACTTCTATGGCGATTATGAGCGTGTAATGGGTACGCTTCAGCGCAGCCCTGATCGTTGGGATAACCAAGCTGCTAAAGCTGCCAAGGCTTGGACAGGGTGGACATTCCTTCCACTGGCTGGTGTATCTGCTATTACCGATACAGGGTCTATTGTTATGGCTCATGGCATGAAGGATGTTATTGCAGCTGGGATGGCAGCGACTGATACTGCATTTGCTGGCAAGGTTGTACGCGAAGGTCAGCTTGCTGGTGAGTTGTTAGACATTACCAAGAATGTTTACGCTAGAGAAATGCTTAATGACACAGCAAGAAAGGTTAAGCCTAACCTTAATGAACGTGTTATTCAACGTGGCAACCAGTTTATGTACACGGCAAATATGCTGGCTCCGATTACATTTGCTGGTAAATCATTAGACCAAATCCTTACAAATAATAAATTTATTAAGCTATCTCGTCAGTGGGCTGATGGAAAGATTTCATTGTTTGATCGTGAGTATCTTGCACGGTATGGCATTGATGAGGATATGGCTAAATTTATAGCTAAAGCACCTACTGAGAAGCATGATAGATTTGACTTTGAGTTTGCTAATACTGATGCATGGGATCAATCTACTCCAGCTGCAAGAGAAGTATTGCGCAAGTATCAGGCCGCACTTGCTTCACATGCAAACAATACAGTTGTTATGGGGCAGACATTTGACAAACCATTGATTGTTGATGGTGTTGCATATATCCGAGATAATCCATTCTTTCAAGCTGTTCGTAAAAAGTTTCCTTCACAGTTTCCAATTGAAAAGCGGCTGCGCACAGGCAATGAGAACATGGTGCGCATTGAAAGCGGCTTGATGACGTTGCCGTTTACTTTTATGAACTTTGCTTTTGGTGCAAACAACAAGATACTTGGTGCAGTCCGTGACCCTAACAGACGTTACAGATTGCAGGGTGTGGCTGCATTGATTGGCCTTTCTTATATGTCATTGGCAATTAAGAAGCCTGATTACTGGTTTGAAAAGCGTGGCACACCTGAGATTATGGCACGGATTATTGATCATTCTGGTGTGCTTGGTATTTATTCTGATCTTGCATACACAGGTTTAAACATGGCTGCTAACCTTGGAATGGAAACACCAATACCTCCAAAGTACGTTAGCCCTAATAAAGAAGAACGTATGATGGATGCGTTTATTGAACCGTTTGGCGCAGCAGCTGGGCTTGGTTTGGAATATGGCAGAGCATTGCGTGACTTTGCTAATGGCGATGTATCTGATGGCGCAGAGCGTATGAAGTATGCATTGCCATTTATTGGCTTGTATCCAATCCGAGATGATATGCGTGAGTTAATTGGCGGTGTTGGACGTAATTGATTGTGCGTTGTGTAGTGCATTATTGCTATGATAGGGGATTAGCATGACT